CGTTTCTTTATCGTGCAGAGCTTGGAAAGTTACGACTTTCTTTGTTCGGACGATGCAGGGGATGTCGGCTTTACTCCGGTGTTGTCGCGGGCGGGCTGTTATGAATCCCGTGAAGACGCTGTGGAAGCAGGCATTGAAGAAATCGGCGCAGGTTTCGCCATCTTTGAGTTTCTGCGCTATTTGGAGGATTGAATGAAACCGAAAATTCCTTTGTCGTTCAAGATTGCCCTAGGCGCATTCGTTGTTTTGGGCTGCATTTTGGCCGTATCGACTTATTACTTGTTCGGTTAACCGGTTTCGGGGTCGGGCGGCGCTCCGGAATACCTTTGCACAGCCGCCAATTTCCTAATCACAACGCATTTAGAAAGGATAAATTATGCGTTTACTTCAGAAGTTCAAAGGCTTCGGCCTGAAAGCAACCGCTGCCGGTACGGCACTGGCAGCAACCGGATCTGCCTATGCAGAAGGTGTGGATTTGAGCAGCATCGGTACTACCGCTGCGACTGAAATCGCCAAATTCGCCGTTATGGTGTCTGCCATCGGTATGGCCTTGCTGTCCGTGGTGATCGTGATCCAAGGCTTCAAGATTGCCTACGGCATGATTAGGTCTGGTCGCTAAGGTGAGGGGGCTGTTGTGGGCTACAGAATCGGTTATCAGTGTTTCTCTTCGCAAGAAGACGCTGCGGACTGGCTGTTGTCGCAACAGCCTCCAACCATTACCGCCGAAGGCAGAGTAATTCGACCCTACAAAGTCGGCCAAACATGGCAGGTAGAAGGCCAGCCCGTCAACTTGTACTTTCCCGAATGCGATATTGGGGAACAAATCAAGCTCGGCATTTTTACCACGTTTCCGCTGTTGTTCCTGTTCTTCATGGTTTGGGGGTTCCGTATTTTGTACAAGCTTGTTTATTCGGCCACTAATTCGGCAGAGGGCGGGGGCGGCGATGATTGATTTTTGGTTTATGTACGGCTTTACCGCCGTGATTCTGGTCTTGTTCCTGTTCAAAGATTGAGCAGCATGTTAAATTCCTTTCCATTTTTGGGTAAGGGAAGGAATCTAAGATGTTTATTTCAGAAGAAGATTTGTACAGACTTCAAAAGTCCAGCCATTTATATCTCGGTCTACCAATGGCATTTATTTTTTATAAAGAGTTAGTTAGGAAGGAAGTTTTTCATACTGGTTTTGGTATGGAACAGGTTCATAATTTTTTTAACCGATGGGCGGATGATTATCGGGTGGAAGTTATGTTTCCTGATCATTCATATTTGAGGATACGTTTTGATAATGCTAAATGTTTTGTCATTTGTCCGCATAAAGAACTTTATAAGGAACTGCCTATTATTTAGTTGCTTGTTATTGCCGCTTTGTGCTTTTGCTGGGCCGGAGTTTATTATTGATGGTAAAACGGGTTTACCAGTTAGAGTGAGAAGTGGCTTTAATGTAAATGGTTTAAAACCTGCTTATTCTACAGCTACTCGAAGTTTTTATTATGAGTATTCTGTAGCGCATGATTTATCAACTCTTCGCTCCGTTATGACTGGTGCGCGTAAAACTGCCCGCGTTCCTGCTACAATCACACGCACCGTCTCCCGCGCCCGCGTAGCACGCGGGCTTCTAACCAAGCTTCGTTATGCCAAATTCACCCCGCAAAGCCTTGTGGCGGGTTTGTTGTTTGAAGCTATCCTAGATAAAGTTCTAGATGCAGGCTATAGCTACGATGCCGACAAAAACAATATGGTGATGCGCAATGTAACCCTATTTTGTGCGTTTTCTTCCGGAGGCTGCATAGATACCAAGGCTAAACAATATATACCGGATAACAAGTTTGCTGTTTACGGAAAGCCGGTAGAAAACCTAAGTAATGATGTTATTGAGCGCGAATTGTGTCGGCAGGTTACGAAGGAGCATTTTAACTTTTCCGACCAATCAGCTATCGGCGTTAAATTAAGCTGCGGTTATCAACCTGCGTCTAAACAACTCCTCGTACAATTCGAAGTGGTAAAGCAAATCGGTTTTTTAAGGCCGGGGCAGATATCCAAGCAGTATATGCAGGTTAGTACCCTTGCGTTGGGCGAAGTTGAATTGACAGAAGAAGATTTGGCACGCATAGCAGAACCCATTTTTGAAGAAAAACCAGAAGAGGTTATTAAAGCTGCCGAACTGCCGGATAGTGCGTGGAGTGAGCCGAAAGTATCCGTGTTGGACGGCACAATAGTTAATTCCGACCCGTTCACCGATTCGCGCGACGGCAAAGCCAAGCAAGCCCAATGGCGGTTTTATAACTGTTCTGCCGGAACGTGTGTACAAGAAACCTTCAAAGACCGTCCTGACCTCAAACCAAATTCCCCGGAAGCGCCCGCTGCCACGCCGGGTGGCAACCAATCCGGCAACGGCAATAAAGACCAGCCCGACCAGCAGAAACCATTCGACCTGTGCCGCGAGCATCCCGAAATTATGGCTTGCGACCAACAGCCTGAACCTGGAAGTGCCGACCTGACCATACCCAAAGAAACCGTCAATCTCGACTTCAAGCCTGAAAACGTCTTCAGCACCGATGCTGCCTGTCCCAAGGGCGAAGAGTTCGAAGCCTTCGGCGGCCGCTTCAGCATCAGCCTTGAACCCGCCTGTGCCGCCGCCCGCAAGATTAGGCCGTTCATCATTGCCGGTGCCTGGCTGGTGGCCGCCTTCTTCGTCGTCCGCGTGGTACGTCAGGAAGTGTAGCAACGTTTCCGCCTGGCCGTCTGAATCCCTGCAATCCTCACTAAGACCAGTGAAGTTTCTCTCCGCCTCCGGCAACAGCCGAACCAGTCAAGTGTCCGCACGGAAGCCGCAGCTAAGCGGAGTAATCAGCTCGCTGATTACGCAGTCTGAACGGGTGAGTACGGAGCCGAAGGCCTTGCACTTGACGCTCCTACCCTAAATACACTCCAGCCGTAGGGGAAGTGTCAAAGCGAAGCGGAGACCTTCCCCGCGCGGCGTCGCAAGTGAGACTAGGGGGTGCAGGGGGACTAGTCCCCCGCAAAACGGTCAATGCTTGCCTGAAACGTTGTCGGTTTCTGCGGAGAATTCGCAGAATTCGCAGCAGAAATCGCGGTGGGACTGCCGGTAGATGCTTGCTGAAAATGTTAGTGGTTTCCAGTGGGAATTTGAAGAATTTTCACTGGAAAGCACGGAGGATTAGGTAGCGAAATAATGAAAGGATAGACAATGAAATTTCTGGCCGCCTTAGCGCCTTTGTTGATTAACGTTGTAGCACGCATATTTACTGCGCTGGGTCTGACAGCGATTACTTATGTCGGTTTCGATTTAATCATCAGCCGCTTCAAGCAGGAAATAACCAGTCTGTTGCTCAGTTCGGGTGCACCTGCCGGGCTGTTGCAGATGTTTTATATTTCTGGTGGCGGGGTTGTGATGAACATCATGTTCGGTATGCTGACCTTTATCGTTACGTTTAAATCCATGACCAAACTGGCCAGTCGCCTCGGGAGGAAATAAGTATGGCGCAAATCGTTCTCGTAACAGGAAAACCGCGCATCGGCAAAACCGCCTTTGTCGTCGATATGATTATGCACGATGAAGCCTACAAAGACCGCAAGCTGTTCTCGAACATCAATGGCCTGAAACTGCCGCATCATCAGCCGCCGGAAGGGCATAGCTGGGAAGATATGTATGAGTGGCTTAAGTGGGAGGAGAATATCGGCTCGTTGGTGGTTTTTGACGAAGTGCAGGATTTATACCCTAAACGCTACGGCAACGGCAAAATGCCGCCCAACGTGTCCTTTCTCAACGTACACGGCCATTATGGCATTGATATGATTTTTATCACGCAATCTCCAAAAATCATCGATTTGAATCTGAAAGAGGTCGTGAATAAGCACATCCATATCGCGGCCAATCAAATGGGCGGTCTTACCCGTCTGGAGTGGAATGAGGCGGTAACGAATACGACTAGCGAAGCCAAGCGCGCCGTCTCCAGTGTACACAAAATCAATGAAGAAGTTTTTGATTACTACAAATCTGCCGAAGTCCACAGCCACAATAAGAAAGTTCGTTCGCGTTGGTGGTATGTCTTGGTATTCGGGCCGTTTGTAGTGTTGTTTATGTTGTCGATTGTCGGCTATATGGGTTGGAGAACCTATCAGGGCTTCAAATCCAAGGGGGACACCCAAGCCAGTCAGCATCAGGCACAAACGGTATCCGAACCAGCAAACCTTACTAACCCCGTGGCAGGCATTACACAGGCAACACAGGCGGCAACCTCTCTCGGCCAAGGAGAAAATGCCAACCTGACCCCGGAAATGTTTGTACCGACCTTGGCCGAAAGACCCGAATCCAAACCACTGTATAACGGCGTACGGCAGGTTCGGCAATTCGAGCGGGTGGCAGCCTGCATAGACGGTGGCGAAAGCGGCTGCGCCTGCTATACCGACCAGGCAACCAAGGTTACAGAAGTGCCGGAAGCTTTGTGCAAACAATACGCGTTGGAAGGGCTGCCGTTCAATCCTTATAAGGAGGCTAGACAAGAGAATGTCGGTCAGCAGCAACCAACCGTGAAGGAGGTCGGTAGCAGTGCTTCGGTATGGACTTTGGATAGTGAGACCAAACAAAATTTAGCTTATGCCCATGATGCGCCTGTTTCAGCACAATAAATACAGGGGCAAGAATGCAGCGTCATTACTGGAAAAATTTTGTTCTTCGCCGTTTTGTATCTAGTATCGTTTCATTGGTAGTAAGACAATTGGCATTATTATTGCGTGCATTTTTTAGATGATTCGGAGTCATGACCGAATCACAGAATCCGTGAGCCCGAAAGGTGTAGCCTGACTTTAAAAGTCGGAAAAAAGATGGGGACACGGATTCTTTTTTGACCTGAATTTGTAAGCTATCTTGGAACGGCTGTGGCCGAATCCGCATTAATAAGGTTAAATTTATGCACCTTGGAATAGACGTATCGAAGCACAGATTGGATTGCTGCCTGTTACTGAATAACGGCAAAACGGCAGAAATCACGATTGACAATTACCCGGAAGGTTATGCCAGATTGCGCAAATGGCTACAGGCACACAATGCGGAAGAAGATTTAAATATCTGCATGGAATACACCGGCATTTACTACGAACAGGCGGCAGACTATTTCAGCCGTTTTTATACGGTTTCGGTGGTTAATCCCTACTGGATAAAATCATTCGGTATGGCAGTATTCAAACGCTCCAAAACCGACAAGCAGGATGCCAAGCTGATTGCACAATACAGCAAAATGGTACAGCCGGAGCCGTGGCAGCCTTTGACTGAAAAACAGCGGCAATTACGCGATTTGAACCGCTATCTGATACGACTGAAACGGCAGCGGGCAGCAGAGGAAACCAAACGGCAGACCGCACCGGACTATTTGCAAGGCTACCTGAATCAAAACATCGACCATTTGGATGAACAGGTTAAAGCAGTAAACCGGCAAATCAAACAGCTACTGAAACAGGATAAAGAACATTCAGACAAAATCAAACAGCTGCAAACCATTCCGGGGATTGGTCTAACTTCCGCCACCATCCTGTTCACGTTGCTACAAGACGGGCGATTCAGCAAAGCCTCCGAACTGGTGGCTTATTTGGGACTAGATCCAAGGCATCAACAATCAGGCAGCAGCCTGAATAAGCCCAGCCGGATATCCAAGTTCGGCCAGAATGATTTGCGTGCCGCCTTGTTTATGCCAGCTATGGTTGCCTATCGGGATAATGCCTTTCCGGCATTTATTGAACGGCTTAGGCAAAAGAGAAAACCGCCGAAAGTAATTATTGTGGCCTTGATGCGCAAGCTGGCCGTGATTGCTTTCCACCTGATAAAAACAGGGCAAGACTTTGAGCCGAAGCGGTATCAGGCAGGGATTAACAGCGAATAGGATGTAGCAAAGAAACAAGGCTGCCCACGTTATTTGTCAATGAGGGGCAGCCTTGT